CCGTCCCTCTTGTCCATAATTCGAGGGTCGCCAAACTCTTTGAAATAGACTGTCTTGCCGCCTATCTCCTGCTTGTACTTGCAGTAACGTTTCTTGCGCTCTGTCTCTTTTCCGTGGTGGTAGTATATCGTAGGGATATACGGGTCGAGCTGCTTCGTCTTTCGTATCGAGGCCGTGTCTTTGATGAACTCAATCTGCACCACCTCGTCCGCCACGTTTCGTATGACCTCAAGGTAGGAAATACCGTATGTCTCTCGTGCTTCGATGATGTCCTCAAACACCTCTTTGGTGTCCTGCTCCACATTCAACAGCTCGATTATCTCCTCCGCTCGTGAAAACTCTGCCGCCATTTCCGGGGTTTCCTCGGTGTCTGTCGTGTATCTAATTCCAATGCCGAAGCCTGCAATATTGTTTTTGTAAGCTCTGATACACTGCGGTAATATGGTGCTGTTCTTCACCAAATTGCGGAGGCCTCTAAGGTCGTTCGGTGGTGTTATCCAGTCCCCGGCGTTGTACGCCTCTTGCTCTGTGAGCTGCACCGAAGTGTCCGCCTTTGCAATCGGTGCTTGTTTTGCCTGCTCTTTGATGATACGCACCTGCATACCCTGTCTCGGTTTACTTGCCATTCTTTCTCACCCCTTTCTTTTTTGGTGGCTTTACTGGTAAGCAAAGAAGTAAAACGCAGTCCGCCTCGTCTGGGCTGGGCTGTCCTCGCTTCTTTACTGCGTCTTTGCTCTCGATTTTGATTTTGCTGGCCTCTGTCAACCCGTATTTCCTGCCGGATAGCTGGGCTACGAGGTCTTGGTCGTCCGGGAGTATCAGCTCCACGGGCTTTCTGTTGCCCTCCTCGTCATAGGATTGCAACAGCCTTTTCACTATCGACATCATGTAGGTGGTGCTGTCGTGGTAGTATTTGTGTTTTATCCTCTGGCCGAACTTGACCGGGTAAATCTCTAACCACCAAAACCGCTCCGGGTCACTGTTCTTTATCTGCCGTAGTCTATCGACAACGCCACCACCAACTCCGCCGTCGTCCACCTTGACTGGTATAGGGTCTGTCAGTTTGTACCTCTGTACCAACTGCTCCCCCAGTATGATGATGTCGTCCGCCGTTTTCATGGTGTCCTGTCCCTGTCGCTTTTTGTAGAACGTGACTTTATCATCGACTTTGTAGCCGATTACCGTCTTGTCATCTCCAAAACGAGCCACGTCACACCCAATATGCACAATATCCGGGGTTTTTCGGGGAGAAAACTCTGTCATAATGGAGTTTTCTACGAGAGAAAGAGGAATAAATATGTCGTCCTCTTGCAATGGGAACTCTCCGGCGACACGCACTCTGAATACGTCGCTGTCCTCTCCGTACATATTGATGATTGTCTGAACAAAATCCTGCGATACCCTGCTGCTTTTTCGCCCGTCAATGTGGAACGTCGCATAGCTCGCTCGGTTTTTGTTGTGGCTCTCATAAAAAAATCCCGATAGCTGCGTCGGGTTTCCGCACATCAAAAGCCTTGCCCCCGGTGTCGAAAGTGCGCCGAGTACAGGCTCAAATATACTGTCGTCTACACCACTGGCCTCGTCTATGATGTATAAAACATCGTCAGCGTGGAAGCCCTGCAGAGCGTCCGGCTTGCTGGCTGTTCGTGCTACCGCAAACCACTCCTCCGGGTAGCCTCTCATGTAGACTTTTTCCTTTGTCCATATCAGCTCATTGGCGAGGGCTTTGTTGTTCCTCAACCACTTGCTGACCTCCGCCCAAAGAATATCAAATAGCTGGTGCTGCGTCGGTGCTGTGCATGGTATCTTCGGAAATGGCCTTGTTGTCATAAACCAGATTACCACCCACGCCTCTACCGTGCTTTTTCCTACGCCGTGGCCGCTTCTTACACTGGTTAGCTGGTTTACTGCGACGCTGCGGAGTATCTTTGCTTGTTCCGGGTCAGGTGTCGCCCCGATAACGTCCTCGACAAATTCTACCGGGTGGTCTGCGTAATACAATATTGCTTCACTGTCAAGCATTGCCCTCCTCCTTTCGCTTTTGGTACGCCGCTATAACTGCGTCCGCAAGTGAGGTAGGAGCTTCGCTTTGCCCTTTGCTGCTTTCCTCCTCAAGTGTGCGGTTTAGTCGTTCGAGGTCGGTTGCCATTTTGATGTACTCCTTAATGTCCTTTGCGGACATATCCTCGACTGACAAGCTGTTGAGTGCTTCAAGGGCCTTTTTTTGAAGCTGCATTGCTATTCCGATATGGCGGTCTGTCATTGCCTTGCGGTCTTTTACCGCTTTGGCTCGTGCCTCTCTCTCAAGCTCGTTGTCATAAGCCCGGACACGTTCTTTCCATTCCCAGCGGTCTTTCCAACGGTCGATTAAAGCTCTACTTTTTTCCAACCGTTTCACTACCGCCGCAATGGTGCGTTCCTGTCCCATATCCCGGTAGATTGCGAATGCCTCAAATGCCTTTTCGCTTTCGCCCTTTTGACGTTCCCACGGCTTATCAGTCCATTTTGGCATTGTCCTCCTCTCCTTTTATCGTTCTCTTGGCTCTGCCCCAACAATCCAAAAGAGAGCGTTTTCTGTGTTGAGCTTTTGCTCCAACAGATATTTCATCGTCTTTGCCTCGTATTGTGGGTGCAGCTTAACGCCTCCTACTCTCAATTTCTGCTGCTTCTCGTAAACGAAGCCGGGAGTATGAAAAAGGTCGTGGTATATGAACTCTCTCTGTACTCCAAATCGCCGTAGCGTCGTCCTCACCTTTTCCCTGCGGTCGAATGCCGTTGATATGAGGTGAATGTTCTTGACATTCTTCCCATACCGCTCAATTCCAACGATAACGCCGCTCGCTGTAATTCCGCTTCCGCAGGTGATGTAGAGGTCATTGAGGTTGTCTGGAATGTTTTGCACCTGCTCCGCAACTGCGCTCAATAAGACCTCCCCGTAGTCGTCGAGGTTTATCCCGTACTGCACTACGAACATTTGTTTGGCTTTCGCTATTGCCTCCGCCTTTGCTTTGAGTACGTTGTGCCTGCCGCTCTTTGCTACCATTTCAACCTGCGCCCCGTAACTCATTGAAAGTCTTGGCATACTTCCTGTCGCTATTGACATTGCATTACCCCCCGTAAGCCACAAAGCAAGGTAGGTCGAAATGCCTTGCCGTGGCTGCCGTTATTGGGGCTTGAGGTGAGTGCAACGAGCAATAAGTAATAACGCCAGTAATGCCCGGCTGCCGTCTTAATGCGGCTTCAACCAATAGCATACACTGGCGTAGCTTTCCTCCATTCACTTCTCCTGCTCCAAACGGGGTAAATAGGTCGTCTCTCTTGAAATACATTCCGGCGATTTCCTGTACTGGTGTGAGGTCGTGTACCGTCATTCTTCCAGTCCAAAGAGGCGTTTATAATAATCGGTCTTTCCTGCCAGCTCCTCTTGCATGAGGCCGTAGAAAGACTGGTTATTTATCTTTTTATTGATACCTGCAACTTGGTTTAGGCTTTGGAAACAGCCGCCCGTACCAATCTGCTTCATGTTCTCCGTAGGCTCTGGGTTTTGCCCGTTCATCAGCATACAAAGGTTGTATTCATTGCCTTTGAAGCCCTCAAGACCGTCTATGCCGCAACAGCACATAGCGTCTCCCATTGCCCGGAGGCGATTTTCTCCGGCGTAAAACTTCAAGCCGTTTCGGTGGCACTCTGCTCTAATGGCTTCAAACTGTGGGCGTAGCACATTCAGCGGATAACAGTTGTCTCCTCCGATTTTCACCATGCCCTTTTTGCCTTTGTAGAACTTCATGCCCTCTACAACTACTCCGTATACGCCTGCTGCTGCCAGTCTCGGAATGTTCTTCATAACGTCTCTGAAAACTTCCGGCATATATGGCTGTATTCTGACAATTACCCTCTGTACCCTCGGCGCAAGCGTCTCTACGATTTTCAGCCTCTCCTCGTATGGCGGTGTCCCCGGCTCTAACGGGTCATACTTGCTGCAAACCATTGATACCTGTACGACACAGTTGCACTTCTCCAAAAGCTCAAGGTATTCCGGGTCTGCTACGAGCCTGCCTTTTGTGCTAACCACAAACGGGTATTTCGTCTCCGCCAGTAGTTTCAAGCACTCATAGGAAGCTCTGATGTTTTTCTCAATCGGCTGGAACGGGTCACTCATTCCGCCCCAATGGATAGGAATATTCCAGTCGCACCACGCCGTCTCCCGGCCTCTCTTTCCCTCGATGAAAGAGCGTAACGCTTCTACCGTTTCGTCTCTCTGTATCTTTGCAATGTTCTGCTTCTTTTGTGCGAAGCAGTATTTACACCCGTGACTGCACCCTTTGTAGGTGTCAAATCGTACCGGGAGATTGCATAATATAACCTGTGTTCCGCATTTGCAGCCCATGTTAAATCTCCCCCTTTGCTTTCTGAATAATCAACTGCACGAGGGCTTCTTTCCCGTAGTCTTTGACGTAGGCTTTCAAGTCCTCTTGGTCTGCCTTGTCGAATGTGAGGCTTACGTTAAAAAGCTCCTCTATCGCTTTCAGCTCCTCGTCAACGGTATCTCCGTCGATAAGGCTGTCTATATCGTTTGTGAGGCTGTCGATTTCCTGCTGGGTAAATCCCGTTAATGTTGCGTCCTCCCCCAGCTCTGAAAGAAGCTCCGCCAGCTTTTCCTCGTCCCAGCCGCCCTCGATTTTGTTCAACGCTACGTTGAGCTGCTTTTCCTGCGTCTCGTCGAGGTCTACTACCGATACGTCTACCTCTGTCTCTCCCTCATTTTCAAGCACAGTCAATCGCTGGTGGCCTCCCACCACTTTGTTTGTCCGTCTGTTCCAAACTACCGGGATAATCATTCCGTAGGTCTTAATGCTCCGGCGTAGCTTCTGATACTCTGCGTCCTCTGGTTGCAAATCTTTTCTTGGATTGTACGCTGCCGCTTTCAATTCCGTCGCTTTCAGCGTCTTAATGTTCATACCTTTTCTCCTTTCCGTCCCGTTTCGGGGCATTTATCCACATAAAAATACACCGCCCTGTGGATAACTCCATAGAGCGGTGCTTTATTTCCGTGATTTTACACAATACATTATAGCATTTTCCATAGTGCCTTGTAAATGCCCGAAAAATGCCCCGGCTGGTGTCATTCGGTTTCAATGCCCCCAATGCCAAACAAAAGCGTTGTTAAATCCGAAACACATACGTCAATATCCTTGTATACCGTCCTTTTGTCGATGTGTTCCTGCTCCGCTACCGCCCCGGCTGGTGTTGCTTTATCGGATATGTAAATCGCCTCCAATACTCGCCAGTGCCTTGCGTCGTCCTGCCTCTTTGACTGCGAACACATGATTTTGTAGATGTCCAGCATTTTGTTGACGTGTGCCATAATAATCTTAGTGCGAATGCTGCTCTGCTTAATACTCTCGATGTATAGAGCCTCGTCGTCTACGGTGCTGTTCATAGCCTGCATAATGTCCGCAAAATCCTCGTCCGCTTCCGTGGCCGTGTCAATGTCGAACACCGCATTTTGGTAATGCTCGTTCAGCGTCCTGTAATGTCGAAGCAACAGCTTTGTATTGTGAAATCTCTTATCATACTGCTGCTTTTTGAATTTCTTTCTTTCTCTCTCCACTGCTTTTACGGCTGCTGTCGCTCCTATTTCCGCCCCGGCTGCTGCTCCAATCGTCACGCCGAGGTTGATTGCTTCCTGTATCTTTTCGTCGATACCTCTCATGCTGGCTTCAACAGCCGCCGCTACTGCCGCCTCAATCATTACCTGTGTCTCGTCTTTCTTTGTGGTGCTTTTACCTTTCATAGAGTAAGCTCCCTCCTTAAACTTGTATTTTAATTCGGGAGTTACCTCCCTTTTGGCTTCAAGGCCAGTCCCAATAGTCCGGGTCGTCTTTATGTTTTTGGTACTCCGGGTCTTTCTCTGCCCGGTCTATCAGCCTCACCCACGCTACCGCAATCACGGTCACTATGAGTAATAAAACCGCAAGGGCGATTGCCACCCCCATTGTCCCCTCTCCTTTACAGAAATTGTAGTACGCCTCCTAAGTATCTGACCTTATACTCCTGCACGTCCTCCGGGGTGATGTACTTCCTGCCGTAGTGCGCTTTCATGTCCCTAAATACTTCCCACGGTATCTTGAAAAACTGTTCAAAGCCAAATGATACCATTACGAAGCATTCTGCTCCGAGCTTTGCGTGTCTGTTGAGCTGCTTCTCCTGTTCGCTCGATATTACGCTTTGCTGCA